TCGGTACTGGTGTGGAAACCGCAAAAGCACGTGCGAGTCTTGCGTTTGTACCGTCTGCCCGTTGACCGCTTGCTTATAGCCAAAGTTCCAGGCTTGGTGCTTGGCAGTCGCGATCACTTCCAGAACGTACCGTGGGCACTTACGCGGCTGCCCGCGGAGGAAGTAAAATTCCTTTCCGTTGACGCTGATGGTAACGAGCTTGGTCGTATCGTCCGGATCATGCGAAGGCATGATCGTGACCTCAACCTCCTCATTCATAAAGGCCAGCTGGCGTGCATAGTCCTCGATTTCTTCGCCCTCTTCGACCTTGACCGGCGAGATGAGCGACGCTTTGTCGTCGGACTCAGATGAGTGGACCCTCTTCGGATCGGTATCTTCGTTGACCCTGTAGCGAGTGGGCATTTTTAAAGCTCCTTATTGAAAGGGCGGGTTTCCCCGCCCTTTTGTTAGCCGATGGCCATCCAGACAACATCATCATCGTCTGTTTCAAGGTTCGCGTCAGACACGTCAACTGTAAACTGCCTGCCGGAAGCACCCTCAGTCGGCAGCACCGTGATGCCAATGTCCTCATAAGTCCGCGTCCCGGCTGCGACCGTTTTGAGACCTTTGACGTTCGAGCTGGCGGAGTCCAAGTTGGAATCAACCCAGTATTCGGCTTCCACCCGATCCGTGAGGTTAACCACCCGCACATACTTGGGGGCGAAGCCCAGGGTAATGGTGAAGTCTGCTGCCGTCCGAGTTCCAGTCCGAGATCCCATCTGGACCCGAGGAACATCACCCGGTTGCCCGAGCAGTACATTTGAAACAAGAGCCATGATTCGTTACCTCAATCGTCGATGATGGCGGAGATGGTGGCGGCATAGTCTGTGTCAGTCACGCCACCATCATTATCGAGCTTCGTGCCTACAGCCTCGAGTGCATCCAGAACAGCATTCAGGGTGTCACCCAAAGCATCGGCGCCGACAGCTCCCATGTTTTGCCGAAGCGTTTGAACCGCATCAGTCACGCTCTTTGCCATGATGAATCACCCATTCGCCTTGGTGCCGGCATACAAAACCGCCATCCAGTCGTCGTTGAGGATCTTCTGGGCCTGCCACGTACCACCATAGACGTACCCACGCTGCGCGCCTGGGTCCGACTTCGTCGCTTGGCTCACAGGAATGTGATTGACGTTGATGGACTCAAAACCGCGAAGCGGAACCTGGCCGAAAGCATCACCGCCGCCCATCCCGCGTCCCACAATAATATGCGGGTAAACGTCGATGTTCGTGGAGTCATCGGCCTTCAGCCCCGTTGCGCCAACAGCCGCGCCGGCGGCAACCTGATACGTAAGGATCGGATTCACGATCACCCGGAAGCGCCCGATAGCACCAATCTCGTACTCCGGATCGAGCAGCTCACGGCCACCGTAATCCTGAACCTTCGTAAAGCCTGTGATGTCCTCGAACGTCTTTTCCATGTCCGTATGGCAGTAAACCGGCCAAGAAGCCGCGACAGACTGCATTCCAAACATCGGCCCGGACTTCAACGTCTGGTTGAGCATGATGGCGTGCTTGCCCAGCAAAGCACGCGAGATGTCCTGCATGTCAGCCTTTGTAGGGGCTCCGTTCACCGTTGAAATAGAGGTGCCGGTGCCTCCATAAAAGACGTTGGTGCAAGCCTTCAGCTCACCATAAACCATCATCTCCCGACACAGCGCAAGCCGCTGAGCAGCCTGATCTTCCATCTCCATCGGGAACTCGGCGCCCTCCTCATGCACGTACCGAGTCTTGTTCGTATACGTGTACAGGCAGCCGATTTCCTGCAGAGTGGTATTGATCGTGGTGTAGGTGATGGAGTCTGCGGTCGGCGTCACACCATCCTCGATAAGGTGCGCCGTGATGTAAGCGGTGTCTCCGCCCGCCGCAAGCCACTGATTGTCTACGCCTCCATAGGGCAGAAAGCGCATCCAGGTAATCTTTTCAGACTTGTTCTGGGGCATCGGGTCCATCGCGCCGAGCTTTGACAGCATCTCGCGCTTCTGAGCCTTCTTCAGAATCCGCCCCTTGTGGTTTTCGAGACGACCTTCAACAGTCGTATAAAGTTGACCAGCCATGAGTTAATCCTCAATCGACACTATTGAAGCCAGCCAGAAACGCTTCTTCCGCAGTCTGCGGCCCTGCCGGAGCTGGCCTACGTCCACGACTCGAAGGCTGCTGCCCCCGAGCCAATCGGCTGGATTTGTCTCCGGCCTGTTCTGTCCTTTCCTTTGTCTTCCCCTTTTCCCAATTCTCGAACTTGGACAGAGCCCGCAAGTAGGCAGGTCCAAATTCGTTGAGGGACTGTTGCGTAGCATAGTCTTGCTGAGCATACCAGGAGGCAAAGTCCTTCTGCCTCGCCGTTTGCGGCACAAACTTCCCGTCCACGACGTCCGGAATCATGTCTTGAATCTCGTCTACGTCGTACCGGGAAAGCACCAACGCTTCTCCCATCTGCTCCCGCATAGACTGTTGCACCGGCTCCAAATAGGGCCGAAGCGCCGACTCGTCCAGCTGGTTGACTTGAAAAGCCTCTTGAAGCGCCGGAAGCAGTGCCTCTTTCAAGGAACCACTCCCGTCGTACTTGTCCAGTGCCGCAGCGATCTTATCCGTGTCGAGAGAGACTTGAGTACCGAGTGACTTCTCCAACGAATTAAGCCGCTCAACCAGCGGCCCAAATTTTCCGTAAACCCTGGATTCGAGTCCACGCAAATGATCTGGAAACTGCTGGGCAGCCTTCAACGTATTGTATCCGGTCTCTTCGTCGATGTCTCGGAGCCAAGCTGACTCCGGTTCCGCATCAAGACCTTCTCCCTCCCCTTCAGGCGGGCCAAAGCCTTCATACTCACCCCCGGCGCCAAAACCCTCATCACCAGGCTCTTCGTTCATCAGCACATAAGATCGCTTTAACATTCTCAGCTCCGCACGGCTCTGTGTTAATTTAGGCCCTCTTTCGAGGTCCAGGGCACCAAGTCTTTCAGCGCCCTTTGAATGTTTCGGATCTCGAGCAACCGGCCCCGGATAAGCTGCGTGTCTTCGTGACCTAAGCCGGTCTGCTCAAGGTGGTTCCTATATAGGATAGCTCGTGTTTCAAGTATGTCAAGAAATTTGCTCAAAGGAATATGCTTGTCTTCTGGGGTTTCGACCAACCACGGCTTAAGGTCTTGATACTCTTTCATGTTAGAACCCGAGGGTATTGAGAGCAGCCTCTGTATCCATCTCCGGCGGCTCTGCTGGAGGACGAGCAGGCTTCTTCGGACCCTGCCCCGCTTGTCCCTCAACTTGCCCTTCTTGTTTTATCGTCTCTTGTGTGATGTTTGCGGCAGCTTGCGTCTCCACCGCATCCCGCGCCTGAAGAATCGAAGCACCTTTCGCTTGAGCATCGACGTAGATCTTGAGCCGGTCCGTTGCGTCCTTGATCTGTGCAATCATCACATTGGCCTGCGCTTCGATCTGCATCGCAATGACCTTCGGATCTGGCTGCTTTTCTGCCGCTTCCAGCCGTTCCCGCTCTTCGTCATCCAGCTCGAGCATATCCGGGTCGATCTGGTTGCCCTCAAGGAACTGCGCCATCCACTTCTTCGGGGAAATCCCATACGCAGGCATCAAGACCCGATCTCCAATCTGCATCAACGCCTGAAGCTGGAGTTCCTTCACCAACAACGTCGAGGAGCCCAGCGCAATGACCTGAGCATCGCCCTTTGCCTCCTTCGGCCCAAACTCCTGACACCAAGTATAGAAATCCTGAATCTGCGGTTTACAGACTTCATCATCCCACGCCTTGATAATCTGGCGCAGATTCGTAGTTGAGTTGTTCATAAGCTGCTGGGAAACGCCCACAGCATCCGTCGAAGCTTGCCCTTGAAGCAACAACGGCAAGCCCGTTGTGTCCTCTGCAATCTTCATCCAAAACTGAATAACCGGCATGATCTCATTGAGATAATTCGGAAATTGAAGAAACTGCATCGCTTTGAGTGGATCTTCCGTGACATTCAACCCAGGCAGCCCCGGCTTCACAATCCAATGCTTGTAAGGACGCATCTGAGTATCGTCCCCGACTTTAGGCTCGATAAGGTCCTCAATCTCCAACACCTGCGGCCCCACAGAATAGCCCATGTTATCCATAAGGGCCCGCACTGAAGCGTTCAAGCCACGCTGTGGAGTTTCAATATGCTCTGAGATCCCAATACCATCCCATGAATCTTCGCGCTCTTCCCACTTAAGCATCCGGTAGGGGAAATCCTTGGTCGGCAAAGTTGGCGCATCAAGCTTTATAACTCGATCATTGCATAAAGTCCACGTTGCAAACACACAAGTCTTATCGGAGTAATCGTCGGGCGCGGCCATTGACTCCTCTAACTTGGAAAGATCGACCTCGCCATACCCGATCCACAGGTCATAGCCGGAGCTGGGCTTCTTCTTCTCCCCATCCAACCCTCGTGGCTTCTCCGCAATACAAGCATCTATCTGCTCAGGAAAATACCCAGGCATATCCTTATATTCTTCAAGCTGAGTCTTCGTGACATCAGAAACGCGCTCGTAAAAATACTTTCCATTCTGAAAATCGCGGCCACAGCCTGGCGCCGGAAAACAATTTTCAACCTTCACACACTCCGCACCCGGAGAATAGCGCAGTTTGCTCTCGAGCTGCTTCTGCACCTGAAAGCCCAAGTCGATGTTATCAGCAAACGCAAGCGGGACTCCCAACAAGATAGAATCAACCGCAGAGGAAACCCGACGACGCTTCGAGAACGGACCTTTCAAAACGCCCGTACCAACTTTCCCAGCTTCCGAAATTTGCAACCGAATCTGGCCAAGCCAATCCGTCTCCTGCAGCCAATCCTTCACCTGCTGCTTTGCGATTTCAAGTGCAGCTTTTGCAGAGGCTTCGTCTTGGACAAGCACCGCCCCAGCATCAGGCACCAACTCTAGAAGAGCCATAAGCTGCTCAGGATAGTCTTGAAGCGTCTGCCGAAGCAACTGCATATCCCCAACCGGCGACAACTTCAAGTCGAAAGGCATCTTGCCTGTTGGCAGAAGAATGTCCTGAACCCGAGCCACCCCTGCATTCACATAAGGCCGCGTGATATTGACAAAAACAGTAGAGCGGTTCTCCTCTGTGACATTCGACACGTTAGAGGGAACTCGCGTGTAGACTGGCCCGTCCAGCGTGTCCGACTTCCCATCAATTGGCGACATCCGCCCACGAGACTTCTCATCAATTCCTGCGTACTGCTCGCGCATCCGCGCCCAGATGTGATCCAAGCCTCGAGACTTTCGGTCCTTAACAGCCTCTTCGCGCATTTTGCACAAGCAATCTGCGATAGGGGTCAGAGCTTCTTGCAGCGGCGTTTCATTAAACATTCTTCAGTCTCCTATCGCAAAATAACTAGCAGCCAGGCATTGACAAGTTGTGTTCGGGTGTTGCGCGGAGCCACGGGTGGCGGGCATTTGGCGGCGGCTTAACGGCCCAACACATTGCGCTTCCACCGGACGAGCCCGGCCCGGCCCCGGCCCCGGCCCGCTACGCGGGCTCGGGTCCGTGTCCGTGCCTTATGGGCTCGTCCGTCGGAGCCTGGCGCATGTGAGGGCCTACCGCTCGCCCATGCTCCGCGCACCCGCGTCACCAGCGTACACCCTACACACACCTTTGTCAAGCCGTGTCTGCTGCGTTATTTTGCTACCCCGTGCCCTCAATACCGCCCACGCGCCGGCTTCTTCACCCGAACCGGACCGCCTGAGCCCTGCTGCCGCTGCACTTCCGGGCCGCCGGTCGGAACCCGTTTCCGTTGAGACTCCACGCCTCCAGTCGGCACCTTTCTGCGTTTCGTGTCTTTCATCGCCATCTCCAGTTAATACCCCATCACCGCATCCAAAGGCCGCCAACCCCGCTGGGCCGTCGCCCCAAGAATATTTGACTCGCTTTGCCCAATTGGCTTAGCCCGTTGCGGCAAAAAGCTAAGCACAAAAGCATCCCATCTGTCCGGCGACCGACCTCCTTTCTTCTCTGCCCTGGTACGCCCGCCGGAAAAACGCGCCCGGTAGTCGTCTTTCGACTCGATAAGCAACAGCCCGTTTTTGTACTCAAACTGGATGGCCGTTGCTTGTGTTCTAAAGGTGTCGTCCCGCGGCAAATGCACCTCATTATCCCGCAAATAGCCAAGTGCCTGAGCATGAAGCCAAGCACGCAAGTTGTAGTGCTCCCCGTCGGAAAGCTTCGCGCCTGTGTGAACCGCTGCTACAACCCGTGCATACTTGCCGTACTTGAGCTGATCCGCACAGCTTCCACCAGGACCATCACGCTCGATTCCGATAAGGGCGATCGGTGCGGTCTTTTGGAGCCTATCGCACTCCCTCTCAATGATAGTAGCCAGCTGCACTCCATCGAGCTTGCGAAAAGCCAGGGGAGGTAAGGACAAACGACCCCGCCGGCGCCAGATGATAATCTCATCATTTCCCATTCCTGCCGCATCGACTCCGAGCCTCCAAGGTGTGTCGCCGGGCTGTATGATTTCCGAAATTGGCAGCTGCTCTGCCTCAGAAACCAAAGCATTATCCACAAACGAGTTCGACACAGCAGCGTTATAATCACGGTTGACCTGTGAGGCCAACTGGGTAGGCAAAAGCTCCCTTTCCTGCTTCTTGTACCAAGGCTCCTCTTCGGGCGCCAGCTCCGGGTTCGTCCGTTTGCGTGGATCTTCTTTCCAGTCGAAGACGAAGATCTGTTCTTCCGGCAGGAAGTGCCGAAGCCTGTAAAAGGTATTCCCCACTCCATTGACAGTGGAGATAAAAATTCGGCAGTCCGTGTTTTGGGAAAGGGCCGATTCGGCCATTTCCTGGTGCTCCAGATGCGCAAACTCGTCCACAAAGTATAGCGTGGAGCGACCGCCGCGGCCAATCTCGTCGCCAATCTCGCCCTTTATGACAGAGTGTTTGTCCAGGTTCGGGACAAGCATGGCTTTGCGGCCACGGGTCCAGTCTTTTGGAAGGAAGAACGGCGGAAGGTTGTCGATGAAAAACCGGACTTTCCAGAATATCGAGTCCGGCTCGTTTTCGCCATTATCGACCAGCTCTTTCTTGCGGGAGCCAAAGCCAACAACGGCGCCGGGCTCGAAAAGCCAGACGCAAACAGCACAGGCTACGGACAGCCAGGTGAAGCCGACTTCACGGGATTTCTCTGCAAGCCCGCGCTCGCGATTCTTCCAAAGCCGCTGGACCCACCTCACGTACTCCTCTTGGCGCGGGAAGAGGACAAAGGGCATTGACTTTTTGTCTCCGTCTTTTCGCGGATCAAAAGTCTCGCCCCAGTCGTTTATGAACTCTACCCAGTTTTCGGAATAGAACTCAAGTGCCTTTGGGATAGAGCCGCGCTGCCGAAGTAGCTGCCTGGCGGCACGCTGCCGATAGGAGTAGACGGCGCTGTAGTCGGGCCGGGCGAAGTCAATCGTCGGGCGCATTTGGGCACTTCGTCTCGTCGAGGATGTGCTCGAGGGTTTTCGGAGCATTTTCGTATACCACGCCCTCTACAATATCCTCTTCGTCGATAAGCTCTCCGTGGATCACCTTCATATAAGCTTCGCGGGGCGTCAGATTACCCCCCTCTTCGATGATACGCTGTACTCCGGCTACGTTCTCATGTATTTCGACGGTGTGCTTGTCTTGGAAGTATTGAATGGGCGGGTGGCCGGGCCGTTCTTGGCTGTCGAACTCAGGCAGGTGCTTGAGCATGAAAATGGCCCCAGTCGAGGACCTTCCAGTAACCTCCTCTTCATATCCGTGCGCGATCGCAGTAAGACAGCGGGAGATCATGTAGCGCAGCTCCGGGCGGCGCATTGCCATTCGCTGAAGGGATATTGGGCCTTCGACCCCAAGTGCGAGTGCAAGGCCGTTAAGCCGCGGGCGTACTCCGTTCGCCGCACAGCTACTGAAGTAATCGTTTGCCGCCTGCTTTATCTTTGCAATGTCGGTAAGCGGAACGGCATCGGCGGGCCGGATAAGCCACGGAAACAGTTGTGCTGCCTCAAGGCCCTCGTCGATAGGCTCCGCCGGCGTCGGGCTGTGAAGCTTGATGCGCTCGTTGAAATCTTCGGGCTTCAGATTAGTACGTGCCATGTTGAGCCGTCCACAATGTCTTCGAAGTTGGAAACGGGAGGAGGCGCTTCGGGCGTTAGGTTACGGCAAGCGAGCACCGAGATAACTGGCCGTTTCATTTCCCGAAGCGCCTTTTTGTACTTTTCGATCTGGCGAGAGCAGTCCCACCACGTGAGCTTGCATTCCACAAGCACGCAGCATCCGGCCGGAGATTCCAAAACGAAGTCAGGTTGTAGCCACCCATCGAGAGTACATATCCATTGGTGGTCCTTAAGCGTCCAGCCCAGTTCCGTAGCCAGCAACTGCAGCTGCTTACCGATTCTTTTGGCCTTGGTTCCGTACACTCGGGCGGTTTCATAGGGACCGGTTTCAGACCAGCAAGGATACATTGGGATTCTTTGGGTGTTGGCGCGTCCCTGCGCCTTGCGAACTTAGCGGATTACGCCGGGACTGCCAGAGCGGCCAGCTTCGTTCATGACAGCCTGTAGCTGAGAAAAGGCTGAGTCAACAACGGCCTGGTACGGCTCAAGGGACTCCCCGTTTTTCCGGGCCTGGGAGACTGACCATTGAAGAATCCGGACAATGCTGCCGAATACCAGGTCGAGCTGCGCAGCGTTTGCCTCCTCCCGGTTTATCATCGGGTAGTCAATGTTGAGGTTGCAGTTCGACAGGCGGCCTTCGGGAGCTGTTTGCTCGAAAGACATGCCCAGCTTCAGTTGGTTGTCGTTAGCCATGAGTTAGCCCTCTATCGGGTGATGGATGCGCCGGAGCTGCCACGGGGGCCGTAGCCGCTGCCGGGCTCAGCCGTCTCAGGCAGGTCGAGGAACGGACGTGCGGCGATCTCGTCCAGGAGTTTGGAGATCGTGCCGAGGTTGTTAACCGCCCGCTCGTAGTCAAACTCGACCAGCGACCCGGCCAGGGCCGCGCTTTGTGACCTGACCAGCTCAACCGCAGCAATCATC